TATGACATCCGGAGTGGAGAAATTGTATTCTGAATTCACAACTGTTGATCTGGTTGCGTCGGATGAGGCTTCTGGTGACAAGACTTATTGGAGATATGAGGTTATGATAACTATGGTTAATGGTTTTCTCAAGCCTCCCTGCTCGGTTCTTCCTGATAGTTCCGATCAGGAAGTTATCAACTATTATACCACAGCAATCCCGGCCCCGGGCCTGTGGGGGACTGCCGAAGAGGGCGATCTCCCAGTAGGAACGTCTGTGGATATCATGTTCGAAAATCTCAAAGGAGGCCGAGTTCCTCAGATTATAAAGGTAAATCTTGATCGTGCAATTGTGTTTGAAACGTGCGCACCAATAGTAGAACAGTATAAGAGTGCCCCTGGTCGTCGACTTGCTCCTGCCGGTACCGGCGGCACGTTTCGGACAGCCATGGTTATAGGAGATTCGATGAGCTCGACTCCTCTCTCCGTGGGAGGCCGAATTGGCAAGATGCTTAAGGACAGAGGCTTTGAAGTTCGAACGCACAAACCGGCAGGATTCCTCGGCGGCGGCGCGCCCAAGATCAGGGGGGTGCCCTTTACGGGTCACCCACTCGGGGTTGCAACGTACCCCGGCCGGCACGTCCCATACCTCCTCGGCGATTCGCGCCTACAAAAGATCCTGGCCAATTTTAATGCCGAGCTTCTTGTGGTAATTCTTGGGGCCAACTCCGCGTCGAGCGCTCAGCCTACAGGCACGTACATAATGTCAAGACGGGCCCGCAAAGAGTACAAGGTCTGTATGGAAGATTATGAGGGAGTCATATCCGAGTTTAAAAAAGAATATGAGGAGGGCAAATATAAAGATAAGAATATGAGGAGCTGCTTCCAAGTCGGACACAAGACACGGAAATCCCTCGCGGAGAGGGAAGCAATATATAAGACTCAACTTGAGACATTCGTTCAGACCGCATATGGCGCCGGCGTGAAATACATTATTTGGCTTGGACCAAGTTATATGTCCGGCATACATGGAAAAGAGAAATATGGTAAACACGGCCTTGAATGGGGCGCGGAAAATATTCGTCGTTGGCAGTCAGAAACGCTCCCGGGACTTAACGTTGAATGGCACGATTCGCTGCCCATGACCCGCAATATTAGACCAGGGCACGATGGGCTTCATTTCGGCACCGACTCCTACGGCATGTGGGCCACGACCGCATCTAAAGTTATCTTCAATAACGTCAAGGCGGGTGCATAATGGCAAACAAAGACAAAGCAGCAATAGATTTTGATAATTATTCGCCAGAGGAGCGCGATAGGCTTAAGGCGTTGGGCGCGCAAGATATGTGGTTCGCCCTTCCGGGCGCCGGCGATACTCCGAATTTTCTCGACCTTACTACAGAAAAGGTTCTTAAGAAGGGAAATGCTTTTGTAGTCCTCGGCCACGATCGAGCCGGCCCTCCTGAAACCAATTTGGGCTATATATATAGAAAAAACACTCATTGCGCTGCGGTTGATATTGTGGCGGGAAGAATGAGCTGGATGGCCCGGTCCAAAAATGAGAATAGGGAAAGAGTCAGTTGCAATCCTAATTTTAAGCTTGACGCAGCTCGTGTTTATGTTTCTCAGAAAGCTAAAATCGATACATATTTTGGCATTAAACGCGATCCCGGCGAGGATGATAGTCGGCTTTTCGGCGCAGAAGAGCTCCCGCGTTCTGCAGTGGCTTTAAAAGCTGATGAGGTTCGAATAATAAGTCGGGAAAAGATTAAGCTTGTTACACGCACGGATTATTACAACTCAGTTGGTGCCGAAGTAGATAAGGGTACCGGCATAGAACTTATTGCAAATAATGAACCTTTGGAACTACAGCCGCTTGTTAAGGGATATAATCTTGTTTACTGCCTTAATCAAATTTTATCAGAGATAGGAGAATTGCGAAAAATTGTAAAGAATTTTTATTCTTATCAAAGAGACTTTAATATAATGGTTGGCATACATACTCATGAACACAACGGTGCGATGCCCGGGATAACCAATGTTGCCATGGCACCACTCAAACAGATGGGCAAGTTCATCCAGGATGGGACTATTAATGTAGAGGTACAATTGCAGACTTTAGACCTATCAGCCGGCGCTATAGCAGCAGATTACCTTTCGGATATAGGTAGTCGTTATATAAATAGTATGTGGAATAGTGCCAACTAACCTAATGACATGACAAGCACAAATACTGGAAATATTAAATTTACTGTTCCATGGCTTTATAAGCGATTAAGCGTCCCTTATATAGAAAATGGATTTTACAAAATAGCACTTTCTACCGGCACGACAAATCTATCCGAGGTAGGCTCTATCGAACAACAGCTGCTAGATACGGCAACGTTGGAATTAATGAAATATTATTTTCCTGAGTGGTGGTATGTATATGTTGCGCCCGAAACATATAATGACGAGGGAATCGGCGCCATAGAGAATGCTGCGCTTTTACAACAAAAGATTAGATCGAGACTAAGAGTTGCAGACCGTAAAAAATCACTGCGCCCGGGATCTCTTTATCGTGTTTTGATAACAACCTCAGACCTAGAGTTTGATTTGCTAGAGAGATCGAGCAAAAATCCGCTTTTTGCTTCAAATGACTGGAGGCGCATTGATTGGCCTCCTCCCTCAATTCCGCTAGATGCTTGCGGAGATCCGATTCTGGGTGATACTTCCGTGGCGCCGTTTCCAAATATACCTTCGTTTTCATTAGCTTTAGGCTATTATAATACAATTAATGCCGTCGCATATCCGGCCGACGCACCACTCGGGGAAACCTATACCTTTTCTTGGGGGTTGTTAGACCATGAAGCAACAACAGTTAGAAGTATATTTGATAAGTATGATTCGCAGAAGCGATATTTTGATGGGCAAGTAATTCCAGATATCGATTTCAGTGTAGAACATGAAAGCTTAACGGATGCACAAGAGAAAATTACAGACTTGTTAAATCTTAATGGCATTGAGACTACTTCGGACACTATAAATATGGTTACGGTGCAACTAGATCCCGGCTATCGGATTAATCAAATTGATGTTGGCGGCCAACTTTTGCCAGTTGGATATTTTTCTCATATTGAAACAGAACCTTTAAGCATACCTCAAACAATGGTTTATTTAATTCGTTGGGGTAGTATATTAGCTACCGCCACGCCGGCACAGAAAAGAAGTTTTAATTCTTTCATTAATTTTATTAGTGCGATTTCAAACTCGTACATTAGAACATATGATTTAAACTATTGCGGACCCTCTCATACGCCAGCAGCACAACAGATTGTTAACGAAGTGGCCAGCGCCCATGGTACCGAACTTGAAGAAAACAAGGAAACGTTCGTCACCGCAAAAGACAATAAATTACTGGAAAAAGTTCGACAAAATCCTGCCAACCTAGAGCTCATTCTTAATGAAGAAATGACCAAAAGAGAAAAGGTTATAAAAGATAAAGTAAAAGAAATGAAAAAGGCGCTTGGAAAGTTTAAAAACTCAAAAGAAATGCGCCTTATTACAGAGATAGTTCGAAAAGTAGGAGTAGACGCACTAGTCAAAGAAGCGATTAACTGCATTATGTTTAACGCTAGTTTCTCCTATAATAATGTTACTTCAGACGTTCGAAATTTTATTTCTACAGCAGCGAATCTTTTTGAGAAACCTCGAAAGCCCACTGTTCCTGGTTTTGGTACGATAAATGTAGACTTATCCTTTTTTATAGAAATGAAAAAAATATTCAGTGTTGATGGAGTACTTTCGGAGACGCTCAAGACGATGTTTATAGAGCTTGGTTTTCAAATTATTAAGGCACTCATGCAGGGTCTTACTGAAATGATTGCCGCGGCATGTGAGGGTGTCGACCAACAGGAAGCGGATTATGGAACTTTAGATTTGAGCGGCATGTTTGATATTGATCCAAATAAAGCAGCGCGCCCCGATTTTCTTGGAGAACCGCACGGCTTAGATATATGTTTTTCAGATTTCAACATTTCACATGCAGATGGTATGCAATATCTTTCAAGCGTATCATCGATATTAACGGGCATAGAAATTTGTCAATTGTTACAAAAAAATAGTCGTAGCTTTACGGTGGAAGAAATATTGGACTTTAATCGCAATTATGAAAATATTAACGTTCGTAGTTCGTTGAATACTTCTTCGAAGATAGTTACCTTTTTTGGATGCTTGGGAAGCGTTGTAGATACTTCTACTATATGTGCCGAAATACTCGATAGAAGCGTGATACCCAATGTTGATGAAATATGCTTAACCGAAACACAGATAATAAATTCTGTCGACGAAGAAAACCTAAACACACTTTTAGGCATTTTAGAAAACGGGCTCGTTGTAAATCTTTCTAACATTAACTTAACATCCCCGACTAGTCCCAATTATATTCCCAATCCTATAGTTGAGCGCTCCTTACCAATTTTAATACAAAGCTTGGCTGCTACGATATCGCATGAGTTCTATTTTGCGGCAGAAGCCGCTAAGTCTTCTTTGTTGTCGCCATCGTTGACTAATGACTCTCAGAGTCCCATAGCACAACTTATGGGCGCTTTGGGGCTTGAAGCGCAGGAAACCGAGGCCCAAGCTCCAGGACGTACTAGCAGCAATCAAAAAGATCCATTTTTGAGAAAGATCATTGATGGGCTAGAGCGGCTAGAGACAGATGCAAATGCAGCGCTAAATCCCCCCGAAGAATCAGACTTTCCGTGTCCCGAGATCGGAGATATATTTGGAGGAATTGACAACGTTCAGGATGCTGCGCGTGTTATGGAAGAACTCTCGCGCATAATTATGAACATTGATATGTCAAAATTGGGGAGACTTAGCACGCAAATAGAAGAATATGCGGATGCCGGGGCCTCCGCTAGTCCAATGATGAGCTATGTATTTCCGGAACTCTTTCGTGTCGGGATAGAAGAATTTATTCCATCAGCACGTTTGGAGCGCTGGACGTGGAATAATCCATTTATAGCTCAGTACAGCCTGCGGAGCAACGACATGTCGGCCCTCGCGGAAGCTATGGGGATGCAGACCGACGATGAAATCCGAGATATGCCTATTTCGGGGAAAGAAAAGACTGCCATCTTCGATATTCGGGATAAGATGATTCGCGAGAGCCTCGCGACGCTGCCCGACCCGAACACTGCAGGTTCGTCAAATTACTATCTCGGCGCCGTGTGGGAGGAGTATCGGGGCTACACGATGTATCCTAATTTTACAATCAATGAGACCGAGCAGGGAGGCTACCCGTGGATTGATTATTTGTGCAACATCACCCCGGAAAGACACTGGCAGGCTTCTCCTCGGCCATTATCGTCTGGCCATCTTATATCTAAAGCGAGCATGGCAGATCTTCCTGCCTTCAGTGGCCAAAAATTTTTGGCCCTTGATATGGTCTATAATTATAGCACCGGCGATGTTGGGTATAATGCATTGAATCGCGTACAAACAATATATACCCCTCTTTATAATATCGAAGCCACCTCCACGAAGGAACTCAGCAATACAGCTGCAAAGGGATCGATGCTTCCTGGTTCTACTGTATACTATGATAACAGGGTTTTTGATGCGACAGAAATGGCCAATATAGCAGGGCTCTCTATAGAATCGGATATACGATCTGGAGGTTTTTCTCCAGCGGCCGGCGTATTTGCCTCGATGGTTCGTAATTCTTTAGTTGAATTTATAGGCCGCGGCTCCTCGGAAGTAAATCTTAGCCAGATGTCAGATTATCAGACCAAACTATTTGACAATTACTATAAGGTTTTACACAACCAATATTTTCCATCAACCAATGCTGGCTTGATCAAGAGTCTAACAACTTATGTTATACAAAATGGAATATTTTCTGTCGATGATGTAAAGAAAGCATTACTAGTTCAAGATAACTCGGCATGCCTTAGTAACCCAGAAAAGATCGGCGATTTGATGGATATAAATGGTATTATAGCGAGCGCCCAGGCAGAATATTATGAATCAAGTGCCTCTGATAATCTAGACTCTCGAAAGCTAATGAAGAATTGTTCTATGTATGCGGCCGTATTAATTTTTCTACAAGTATATATAGTTCAGTTTTATTTGAAAAATATGTTTGTTTTATCTGCCTTTAAACTCGGTACGCCGGGCGGTGGAGGCATGTGGGATATACCAATAATTCGCGATTATATTCTCAAATCAGTACAGGAAATGCTAAATCAGTCTCTGGGAGTGCTTGGTGTCACCCCAGACAATTCTGGGTTTGCAGAGATGTTGACCCGGGTTGCTGACGAGCATATGTATAGAAAGATTCGACGCGATCCTAGAAAGATAAATATGGATTACCTAGAGACCATGGGATTAGAAAATGTTGAGGAACTAGCAGAGAACGGCAACGGATTAAGATATTTATTGCTGCAAAGATTGGAAACTTCAGCACGCCCGATATCAAATGTAATTTCACGAAATGCTTCCAAGTCATTTAAAGACGTTTTCATAGAAGATGTTATTGGGTTTTCTCCCTCTTTTGTTCACGGGTTTGAAGATGTGAATGCGGCTGGTCCCGCAGCTGGTCCCGCAGATTACGGCGTTGGCAACGTAGCGCCGATGTTTCTTTTAAGTGATTATTCGGACAACAGGCCTCCTATAATTCCAGGAGATATGAATCAAATTTATCAATCAAGCGGAAATCCAACTCTTGATATGTTGACATATGGCGGGTTTAAGATAGAAAAAATGCTACATTGGGACGAGGATTTCTTCGAGAACCCAATAGAAGTAACAGTCGCGCGCAACGCCCAGGAGAACTGGAACATTCAAAGAAAAATTGCTTTTGGCGAAGGGGAACCTGGTAGTTGCACTTTAGACGAAATGATACACCTCATCGGCCGAACCGCCGCCGACGAAGACCAGGGCGCGCTGCGCGAAGGCCACGCGATCCAGAGGCTGAATAATCTTAGGATGGAATATCGATTGGTATATTATCCTCCCATGGAGTATCGTAATTACGGCCAAGCAGAGGGTGAAGAGATCACTCCGGGTGGCCTCCCTGTAGGCACGTCGCCCGCCGTAGAAAAGCTTTGGTTATTAGGCCAAATATATAATGAGGCTTTTCCTGGACCATTTCTGGGCGAGCTGCCCGACGGCGTAGCTCAGATCGATGCCACGATTGATTTTCTTAATGAGACTTTAAATACGGAAAATGCTTTTATACCGCTAGGTTCTACCTATGTAAATCGAGATTACCAGCACGGCGTCATGGACTTCTCGGCCCTCGCGGCCTCCGGCGCCGCCAATATGAGCGCTACAGAACTCCTGTACAGCCGAGATATAGATCATATTTCTGTTGGAATTCCTATAATGAACATACGAGCCGAAAACGTTTTGGGCGGTAACCGTGATCTGTCCATGTCGACCACCCGCCGAGAAATTCGAGGCCTAGAAAACTTAAATCATACCGAGAATCTTAGCGCATCACCAGAATTCGATTATTTTTTCACCAAGGTTTTTGATCAACAACTGGTTTTAACAACTTTTTTGATGAATAGTTTTTACTTAACCGACAAGATGTTTCCTATGGCACCAATGTTTAGGACCCTAGAGACTTCTGCGATGGAACTCGTTCAGTCTGTCTTTTGTACTCCGGATGATGGAGCCCGCCCCGCCCCAGATACTGTTTATGAAATTCAGGCTTCCGTTGCCAACCGCGGCCGGCCAAGAGTTAATCCCAGCGCCTATATGATGCAGTCGCTCAAGGAGTTTCCGATAGACGTTTTTGAGGGTCTTTGTCAGATACTAGATCCGCACGTTGCCATAACAAAAATCATAAGAGATGTAACTGGATCCGTATTTAATCAAATTATTGCCGTCATGGAAACCGGATTGGCCGAAGCCGGAAATGTCGATCCCGCTCTCGGCGCTATTTTAGCCAGTGCCGATGTCGATGTCGAGGAATTGTTTAATTTATTATTTTGCCAGATGAATCGCGAGATAAGAGATGAAGCACCAAATTTGCCGGCAGCCGTAAAAAGACTGATGGAGAAGAATTCGAGGTTCAATCCATGGCCCAAAATCGAGACCGAAGGGGTTTATCTTCAGGGCACTATACCAGGCCTGATTTGTCTGCCTCCAGGCCCATTCGGCTTTATTTACTTGTTGCTTAGTCTGCTGCGTCGCGATAAGGATGTATCCATTATGACGACCGATGAGCCATGTTAGCGTTATTATAAGGGTAATAAAGAGTTATTTTTCTATTTATTATAGAACAAAAGGGGAACCCAAGCAATGTCAACAAATAACGAAGGCCTTTCCGTGGCGCTTCCATTAAATATGGATTCAACTTTCGGGGCGTACAATCTAAACACCACATTTGAAGACTTAGCAAAACAAAATTTAAAAATGCTCGTATTGACAAACCCAGGTGAGCGAATGATGGATCCCTCGTTTGGGTGTGGCGTCCGCGCTTTTTTATTTGAGCCCAATGCACAAACTACTTATGACGATATAAACGAAACGATTAAACTTCAAGTAGCAAAATATCTTCCTTATATTTCAATAGACAGGGTTGAATTTCAGTCTGGCGAGCCTGGTTTGGACTTAGATCCAAATTTTTTAGGCATTAATCTGTTTTTCACAATTGTACCCTTGCAAATACCAACATTTTTACAAATAAGTGCCAATGGAATCTAATTAAATAGAATATTTGGAGTTTTATAAATTATGCCAAAAAAGCTACAGCCAATTAACTACACAAGTCGAGATTTTGATAGTATTCGCCGCGACCTGGAAGGGTATGCTCAAAGATATTATCCCAATACTTATAAAGACTTTAATGAAGCCGGCTTCGGCTCTTTAATGCTGGATACGGTATCGTATATAGGAGATATACTTTCTTTTTATTTGGATTACCAAACAAATGAAAGCTTTCTTGACAGCGCTGTAGAATATAACAATGTAGTTCGCTTAGCAAAACAAATGGGATTTAAATTAAATCCAAATCCCTCATCTTATGGTACAATAACTTTTTATATAGCAGTCCCATCATCAACAACGGCCGGCGGGGCGCCTGATCTTAGTTATGCTCCGGTTTTAAAAGGCGGCTCAACAGTAGGCTCGACCGGAGGAGGAGCCTACATGTTGCTGGAAGATATAGATTTCAGTAACAATTCCAACTTAGTCGTTGCCGGAGCAATTAATTCTGCAACCGATCAGCCAAATTCCTTTATTATTCGCGCGCTCGGTCGAGTTGTTTCAGGTCGACTCCAGCGCCAAGTGGCCGATGTGGGCAGCTTCCAAAAGTTTTTGCGAATTCCATTGGCGACAAATAAGTTAGCAGAAGTAATATCGGTGACCGATTCAGAGGGCCATAGATACTATGAAGTTGATAATCTTTCTCAAAATATTGTCTACAAGGCTATTCGGAATACTAATGCCGATCGCAATACAGCACCCACCATAATGAAAGCGGTTCCTGTTGCCCGGCGGTTTGTTGTAGAATACGATGGCGATGAAACATTTCTGCAGTTTGGATATGGTTCGGATTCAGAGCTGTTATCAAATTCGATCGCAGACCCGTCAACAGTAATTATGGACCTTCACGGGAGAGACTATATAACAGACAAAGAATTTGATCCTACCAATCTTATAAAATCAGATAAATTTGGAATTGCTCCGGCGAATACTACTTTGACAATTAATTATCGGTCCAACACCACAAGAGATGTTAATGCGGCAACAAATACTGTTGTCGAGGTCGGTACGGCAAATTTTAAATTTAAGAATCAGGGCACTTTAGATCTTGTGAAAAGAAACAATGTTACAAACTCCATGGAACTGACAAACGAATCTCCTATTGTTGGCGGTGTATCTATGCCGTCATCCGAAGAAATACGACAGCGTGTAATATCTTATTTTGCAACTCAGCACCGCGCTGTTACCTTACAGGACTATCAGACATTGTGCTATGCGATGCCGGCAAAATTTGGATCCATTAAGCGAGTCGCCCCGGCGAGAGACTTTAGCGAATTTAAACGCAATCTAAATTTATATATTATATCAGAAGATCCCACAACTGGAAAACTTACGGAGGCCAATGCTACTCTTAAGACGAATTTAAAAACTTGGATGTCGCAATATAAAATGATAAATGATACAATCGACATTCTAAACGCTAGAATAGCGAATTTTGCAATTGAATATGTTATAAGCGTAGATTATGAAACAAATAAATATACGACTATCAACAAGGCCGACGGCGCTTTAAGAAAGCATTTCTCAAATATTAAAGATATAGGAGAATCAATCAACATCTCAGAAATCTATAAAATATTACATAATATTCCTGGAGTTGTTGATGCGTCATCGGTTAATATTATCCCGAAGTCCGGCGGTAATTATTCACAGGTGAGTTACGATTTCGATGCTGCCCTTTCGGCTAACGGTCTTTATATAGAGGCTTTAAGGGACATCATATTTGAACTTAAATACCCTAATATGGATATTAAAGGAAGTATTAGATAATGGCCATTAAGAGATATGTTGCGAATGCAGACAACTCTATAACAAACGCATTCAAATCAGATTTGTCGACGCGCGGGACTGGTTCCAATATGGGCGCCGCCGATAGTCTTGAGGTTTTTTCTTTAAGAGGACAAACTTCGTCATCTAGCGGGCAGTCTGGTGAACTATCAAGAATGTTGATAAAGTTCCCAGTCAACACAATATCGGCTGATCGTACTGCTGCTACAATTCCAGCTAGTGGGAGTGTCAAATTTTATCTAAAAATGTATAATGCCGAACACCCATTTACTCTTGCTCGTAATTTTCAATTGAACGTGTATCCGGTATCCGCTTCTACTTGGCAAGAAGGTTTTGGCCTCGACATGGAAGAATATAAAGATATTACATATGATGGCTCGGGCTCGAATTGGGATCGAGCTTCTTCGGAAGCAGCCTGGGTGACCGGCAGTGGGGGAGACTACGTAACATCATTTTTTCTTACAGCAAGTTTTACAAATGGCTGGGAAGATATGGATATTGAAATAACCCCGTTAGTAGAGCGATGGATGCAGACATCAGGTACTGCGCTCCACTTTGCTAATTCTGGAGCATTAATAAAACTTACTGATGTACAGGAGTCTGCTAGCTTTTCATATTACACAAAGAAATTTTTCGCCAGAAGCACAGAGTTTTTTTTCAAGCGGCCAGTAATTGAAGCGCGCTGGGATTCTCGTACTAAAGATCAGAGAGGATCCATTTATTATAGTAGCTCGCTAGCACCAGCAGCAGATAATCTTAATACCATATATTTGTATAATTATATTCGCGGTAAATTAACCAATATACCAAACTCTTCTAGTGTGGCCACGACTGGTTCAATAATGGTTAGTTTATATTCTGGCTCTTCTTCGCCAACTGGCTCAAAATTGTTACTTCCGGCCGGCGGCGGAGTTGTGGCTACCAATGACGTAAACATCACAGGAGGCTACGTTTCTACTGGAATATATTCTGCCTCTTTCGCTGTTACCGGCGCCACATCGCTCGTCAGCTCATCAGCACCCCTAACAAGAATTTTTGATGTTTGGCATAACGGAACAGGCATATTATCACTAGGTGGAAAAACGGAATATTATACAGGCTCTATCTCTCCGAAGAGCTTATCTGCTTATAATAATGCACCGACTTTTGAACATGTTACGGCAATAACAAACTTGAAATCACAATATTTTCGCAATGAAGTGGCTCGTTTTAGATTGTTTGTTAGAGAGAAAAACTGGAATCCAAACATCTACACTGTAACAACCACTACACCCGTTAATGAAACTATCGTGAGTGCTTCGTATAAAATAATTCGCCTTGCGGACGAACTAGCAGTTGTGCCATATGGTACGGGAAGCAGTTATGAAACTTATTTATCCCACGATGTCTCTGGCAATTATTTTGATTTAAGCATGAAGTTGTTAGAATCTGATTATGCGTATGGTGTTAAGTTGAGCTATTATAATCCATCGATAGCGACTTGGGTAGAGCAACCGGAAATATTTAAATTTAGAGTAGAGCAGTAATATGGCATTACGAGATTCCTTTAAAAAGGCACAACAAATAAAGAACCTCTCAAATGTAAGCGCCGATGAGATTGCTTTAGAGGTTGAATCGGTTGGTTATCACGAAGCGGATGTCATAAAAGACAATCGTTTTATACCTCGTGTTGAATTTGCCGATCCTGCCAATTTTGCGCGCTATGGCCAGGCCAGCGAATATTACGATCAAGCCATAAAAAGAATTTACAACACCTATCCCTACGACGGTTCTTTAAAAGAGAAACTTGAGTGGGAGAACAATTCTTCCTATATAGACCTTTACGTTTTTGATAATAGATATCCACGAAGTACCGGCTATGCTTTGTTTTCTGCTGATGGCTGGGGCTCTCTTGACGTCTCTAAAACCAGCGATGGTTATGGAACCCCAAGCAGCTTAGAATACATTTCTATCAAAGGAGGCCCGCATGTCAATCCAAATGGCATGTCGCCTTCGTATGCGCTTACATTTACTGGATCAAATTATTACGATACAGGTTCGAATCGCGCTTCTAATTTAGAATTCGATATGGAAAACAATGGCGTTTCTGTTGAATTTTGGCTCCAGAAGGACGCGTTTGATACGGATAAAACCCAACGTGAAGTAATTTTTGATCTTTGGAATGGAGATAATTCAGGCAGCGCAGGCTATGGGCGCCTAAAAATAGAAATTGATGGGGGCGCCGCGGCAACTCCTTTTCTTATAACCTGCATGTCTGGGGCCCACACTGGCGCCGCAGGACATTCTCCAAAATATGGCTTCGAGACGGCCTCAATTGGTAGTGATCTAACGGTTTCTTCACTTACGTCTTGGGCACATTATGCATTTACATTTAAAGATAACCCCACTGACGGCATTGATACTAAATTATACGTTAATGGTAATCCGAATGAAGAGAAAACAATCGGCCTAGGCTCGGCCCCCGCCGTTACGGGCGCCCTCAAGGCCACGATCGGGTCTTTAGTTATACCCCCTGACAATGTAAGCCCTTCAGCATCTGCCGGCTCCGGTAAGTTTTCTGGCTCTATAGATGAATTCCGTTATTGGAAGACACAAAGAAGCTCAAAAGATGTCGGGCGTTATTGGTTTGCTCAAGTAGGAGGGGGTACAAATACGGATCCTACTCCGGGTATCACTTCACTAAATGCAGTTAATACCGAATTGGGGGTTTATTATAAATTCAATGAAGGAATAGTAGGAGATTCTAGTACAGACTCTACTGTTTTGGATTATTCTGGTCGAGTGTCTAATGGAACTTGGACAGGATATGATTCATATTCTAGAAATACCGGTTCGGCCATTATATCTTCTAGTGCGGCCACAAAAGAATTTGAAGATCCGATAATATATTCTGCGCATGCTTCGATTACTGCACTACAAAATGAATTGGCAGCTTCCGCTTCTTATCATGATTCAACTAATAATGCTTCAATTTATAATTCAATGCCGGCTTGGATTTTAGAAGAAGATGCGGAAACAGGAAATACTCTTAAACATCTAACTCAAATAATGGGAAGTTATTTTGATACTTTACAATTACAAATTGAGTCTTTAAATAAATTAAGGGATAGTACATACCCATCTGGCAGCGAGAAACCATTACCTTTTGCCAATCGCCTCCTGGAATCAATGGGCCTTGTTTCGCCAGAAATATTTTTGGATGCGGATATAATTGAAAAGTTAGCAGATCGATCCGAAGTTAGGCTTTATGAAAAGACTCTTGTAGATATTAAAAATTCTATCTACCAAAACGTTTATAACAATCTTTCATTTATATACAAATCAAAGGGCACAGAAAAATCTTTTAGAAACCTGATCCGGTGTTTTGGTATTGATTCAGAATTAATAAAATTCAATATGTATGCCAACAATATTGAATATGAGTTACAAGATAACATTACGAGCCGCGTTATAGCAAAGAGATATGTTGACTTTAACACGTCGGCATCTGTGGACGCCACGGTTTATCAGTCATCAAGCTATATAAGCGGTAGCACGAACTTAACTGGTGGTTTTGCTTTCACAACTGAAGCGAATATTATTTTTCCAATCAAGGCAACCCCATCCGATCCCCATTATATCGATACAAGATTCTTAACGGCGTCTTTATTTGGAGCACACAGCTCCTCTCATGACGCCGATACTTTGCCGGCGCATCCCGACCCCGGCGTAGCCCTCGCCGAACAGGATATGACCAATTTTCAAGTATACGCTATTCGCGACGAATTAGACTCTACTAATGCTAAGTTTATGTTGACCGGCACGACTAATGGCTATATGCCACGACTAACAAGTAGTTTGTATGAAGACGTTTATGACGATTCTCATTGGACCTTGTCGGTACGAGTTAAGCCTGAAAAATATCCCTATGTCCCGCTAGTTCAGGATCCCGCTACAGGTTCGGCAAGGCAAAATTATATCATTGAGTTTAACGGAATTAACATGGAAGATGGTGTTGTAGTAAACAGTTTTAATGCAACAGGATCTATAACCGCTCCTCCATATGGATTTGTTTCTGGGTCTCGTAGATTTTTTGCGGGCGCGCAAAGAACAAATTTCACTGGTTCGGTTCAATATTATTCTGACGCCAAAATTGGCTCTCTTCGTCACTGGTTTGATTATCTAGAGAGCGGCTCTCTGCTGGCGCACGCTAGAGACATTGAAAATTTTGGCATAATGTCGCCGACTCAATACCCTTATCCATTTCAGCCGTCAGCTTCATTTGGCGAGCTTTATGGATTAGACACTCTGGCATTAAACTGGGATTTTGCGCAAGTTACTAGTTCAAATGCTGCCGGAGGATTCACAGCGCAGGATGCCTCAGCGACGGGCTCTTTGGCGACTGGTAGTAATTATGGGTGGCTTGGTCCGCTAGTAAGCCGCAATCACACCGCCGAAGGATATGGCTTTGTAGCAAACGACATCAAAGCGATCGACAAGGATTACGTTACAGTAGTTAGACAAAATCTCCCGGAAGACCTGCAGTCACGCGATATGATAACGATTTATGACGCCCAGGAGCGTGATTTGTTTACAAAAAATACAAGACCGACAAATTACTCTTTTGCATTTGAAAAAAGCATGTACCAAAGCGTTTCTGAAGAGATGTTGAACTATTTTGCTTCAATGAAAGATATACATAATTTAATTGGCCAGCCTGTAAATCGATATCGAATGAACTATAAGCTTATGGGCAAGGCACGCCAAGCCTTTTTTGAGAGAGTTAAAAACGACTTTCTAGATTTTGAAAAGTTTTATGAGTTTTATAAATGGTTTGATAGCGCTCTGTCGGTTATGCTCCAACAGCTGGTTCCCGCGTCGGCGGATGTTACAGAAAACATCCGAACAGTTGTGGAAAGTCATGCCCTAGAGCGAAACAAGCATCAAAATAAGTTTCCCACGATGGATTATCGAGAGCCAGAAATCATTATCGACAGTATTCAAACGAATGCTGGTACATGGGCTGGCATGCAATATGATGATATGCCACACAATAACCCTCTCGGAGCGGGGCAGCCAACTCGTCGGGCAGTTGGTCGATCAATGCATGCGAGTCAGGGGGGCTGGAAATGGAGACATCACCCTGTTGATGATTCGTTCAAAAAAAATCTAGATTATTGGCGCGACCGATCAGAAAAGACTGGGCCTGCTTTTGGCGGAGAAACACAAGTTAATAAAGATAGACAATCATTAGATAATATTATTAGAAAAAACTATCTTCAGCGGTCAAACAATGAACCATATCGTTTTAGCGCTGACGAAGCGCATTCTTATACTCACGGCGCTAATGGCCACATAAGCGCTCGAAGAGACGCAATATTTTCAATTGTTTTTCCTGCCGGCCCGCTTAAGCCGGGCACCAACCTGCCGGCCAATATAGCATTAGCATATGGTCAAGATACCGAACTACTCGTGGGTACCAACGATACGATGCTTCCGCCCGAGCTGGCCAAACAACGCTTAGGTTTTAAATTAGATGCCCAACTAAATTTTGATAATTCTGATGAATATTTAACATTTGATGGCAACTTGGTTGCACCATTTAGCCTTTATACCTCTTCAGTTATTACTGGATATCAGAAGTATGTAGCAGAACAATTTATGACCGGTGTAATGATTACCAATCTTCATCAAGATTATAGCGGGGGTCCTCACAAGGGAGCCTTACAGGGGCCTTTTACCGAACAATGGATGGGAGGAAGAGAGTATCGACATGTGGCGATTAACCAATACGCACCATCTAAAACCGGTACAAACAATTTAGATTCCCCTGCAGATCGACCCGAGGGCTTTAGGTTGCTATTAGGTCTCCGACTTCCAGAATCTTATGGGGGACTTAATGCTATAGGAATAGTGGGCCCGCTATATCCCGAACCGGGCTCCCCTGCGGTCCGCCCGCCTTATCTATTTCACAGGCCCAAAGGCAATCTTCTTCGCGGCTCTGGCGTTAAGCGTCCCGTTAATATCAAGAACATCTTAATGACTACAGCATCGCTAAGTCAGTCGATTTCTGGAGTGATTGCTCATGGGAAAATCGGAAATTATCAAAAAAATTATGAAGTTGTTCAAGGCGCCGCCCGCAGTCTAAATGATCCATTCTTCAATGATCAGTCGTTTACTTTTGGCAGCGGCGCTAACGGTGTTGGTCCAAGTCCAGAGACCGTGGCCACCAGAGGACGTCTTCCGCTAACCGCCAGCCGCGG